CTTGACTAGCGTAGTAAACAATATTAGAATGCATAATATGCAAGCGAATATATGTACAAAAAGTGTTGGCTCTTTTTCTGGGTGTAGAGCCATAATAATAACAAACCCGTTCCATCCTATACGCCTGACAAAAACAATTAATGAGAGGATAAATGGAATGACACACTTTGGAGATATAGCCAAAACATTTAATTCATACGTTATTGAGTTAGTCCGTAAGAAAAAAATTAAAAATACTAACGGATTATACTTAAGAACAATGATGGTGTTTATGGCTTACAGTTGCTTAGGGGAGAGGGCGGAGAACCTAACTCCATCTAAAGCAATGCAATGGCTCGAACAAAAATTAAATTGGCGAACTAATTCAGCTTCTATGAGTAGAAACAATGCAGTTCTTTTTGAATTGGGTTTAATCACAATGATTGAAGACCCTGAAGATGCAAGAGCAAAAGTTGTTATACTTACAAAAAAAGGTGAAGAGTTTGCTAAACTTATGAGGTAACACATGGCAAGAAAAGGCTATAGACAACACGGTGACAAGTGGAGAGTTGATATTACTTTAGGAGGTGAAAGACACACTCCTGTAGTATCTACAGAAGCAGAAGCAATTCGACTTGTTGCACAATTAAAAGACCGACATGAAAGAGGTCTTAAAACTGTAACTGCTTTCAAAGGTAAAGGCATAACTTTAAAAGAAGCATTTGATGCTTGTTATAAAGATAGAGAAGTTGGATGGGCAGATACTGACCATGGTAAAAAACAAAAATACTATGCTCAGTCCTTCTTTAATTTCTTTGGTGCTAATACTCCATTGGAAGATATTACAAAAGAGAATTGGTATAAATATACTGATACTTTTAAAAACACAGCTACTAATAATCGTAGAGCGTCTTGTATGAATAAAATATTTAATCATGCAATTGAAAACGGAACATTAGAAGCTAATAAAAAACTTAAAATTAAGAGACAAAAAGAAAAGCTTACCAGGTTATATGCTTTCACAAGAGCTGATGAAAAAGCTTTATATGATGCATGTGATAAATTAGGCTATGATGATTTAAAAGATTTCATTACAGTTCTAATTGATACTGGTGCAAGAGCAGAGGAATTATTGAAAGCTTCAGTAAAAGATTTTCAATATTATTCTGATGGTACATTCACTCTTAATTTGTATAGAACTAAAACTGATGTTGATAGTAACATTGGTTTAAAGAAGCGCTCCCAGGAAATTTTAAAGAGACGTAGTAACTCTGCAAGATTTTTTATGGGTAGCTACAAACATTTTTACAGAAGGTTCCAGCATCTTAAAAAGACTATGGAAAAAACTTCTGATAAAAACTTTGTATTCCACACTTGCAGGCATACTTGTGCATCAAGAATGGCTGAAGCTGGGGTACCACTTGCTGAAGTTGCGGCTTGGCTAGGGCATAGTCCAAGTTCACCAGTTACAGCAAGATACATCCATTTTTATGGTGGCAAGAAAATTGATGTTGCCGCTAAATTGGATGCTTATGATGAACAGCTTGATACAAAAGTTGTAAGACTTGCTGTTGGAGGTGAAAAAATATAATATGACAGGCGTTGATGTGCATTTTCGTGTGCAGACATGTGCAGAGCATGTGCAGAAACGTGTGTTGTGTGTAAGCTGGGGTATATTTTACAAATGTTTTTGCACTTTAATGTGCGGAGGAGACTTAAAAACTTTTGCTAACGTCTACCCTGGCGTAATAGTAATTCTAGCGTATTTTTTTCACACTCTCTAAATATAACTAATTAGTTAATTAGTATTTTTCATCATTTATACGCTAGCGAAATCACTATGCTCATGTGCTAAACGGCTATGGCACATATCAGAACATAGCCAGAACTGTGAGGTGATATGCATATATCAAAAGAAATCCTAGAAAAGCTAGGTGTCAAAACAAAAGAAACCAGTAATGTACCTGTTACATTACATGAAGCTATCCAGGCTGAGAAAAAGCTTGAGATGGAAATGATAAAAAAGGGAATAGATAGATTTCATAAATCTATAAATAAAACCAAAAGTAAGAAAAATAAAAAAGAAAAGCCTAGGGAAACTACTGAGTCTGTAACTGTATATGGACAACAGCTAGCCCAGGAAGGCCTGGAGCCCATGAATGAGGCAATCAATGATTACTTCATTAAAGCTTTTGATGGCCATGCTAAGAAATATGCTACTGAAGCAAAAGTTTTAAGTCAGTGTATTCCTGTTAAGGAAATAGAAAACGATAAACCAGAGCGCTGGAATGCTATCAGTTTTATTACATTAAAAGCTGTATTAGATAGTATTACCGTAGGCTCTACTCAAACAAAGTCTATCCTCAAAATAGCAAACTCTGTAGAAGACGAAGCAAGACTTGGTTACTTTAGAGAACAAGATACCAAGACTTACAAGCAGACCAAAGAATGGCTTAAAAATAATAGTAAGAAAAACTACAGACATAATAGGAAGGTTTACGCTTATGCAATGAATAAGCATGAACTGGAATGGAATGGTTTTTCTAAAGAAGAAAAGGTCAAGCTTGGCAAGCTTCTACTGGAGCTGTTAATCAAATACACTGGATTTGTTAGTTATACTCAAAAGACCATTAAAAATGGCAAAGATTATAGAGTATACAAATATGTCCAGGTCACGCCTAAAACTCTTGAATGGATTGAAAAGAAAAAAATTCACTCTGAAATTTTAAAACCATTCAGACTTCCCATGATTATTAAACCTAAGCAATGGAGCAATCCTTATGACGGAGGCTATTACATCAAAGAATTAAGGCCTAAGGAATTAGGTGCCACCTTAGGAGAACTCACAAAACAACCAATGCAGAAGGAGGAAAAAAATGCATTACAATCTAGTTAAAAAAGCATCCAGACCGTACCTGGAGGAGATGGACAATAGAAAACATCTACAGCCAGAAGTATTTCAATGTGTGAATATACTTCAGAATACACCTTTTAAGGTAAACAAGCCTGTATACCAGGTGGCCAGAACCATTTGGGAAAAAGGTTTAACGGTTGGAAAAATTCCATCTAAATATATGGAACCTATACCCCCTAAACCATTTGATATAGCAACTAATGAAGAGGCTAGGAATGAATGGAAGAGACGTAAGAGAGCCATTTGTGATTATAATGAAACTCTAGAGAGTAAAGTTTTATTATTTGATAAATTATTTGAGATTGCAAATGATTACATAGAATACCATCCAATATTCTATCCGCATCAATTTGACTGGAGAGGAAGAGCCTATGCCGTTCCTCAATTTTTTAATGTCCAGAACAATGATTTGGCTAGAGGACTGCTTATGTTTGAAAATGGTAAAGCACTTGGAAGTGAAGAGGCCGCTTGTAGGCTAGCTATTCATGGAGCTAATACTTATGGTGTAGATAAAGTCAGCCTGGAGGAAAGAGTTAAATGGGTAGAAGATAATCAAGATGCAATTGTTGCAACTGGTGAAGACCCACATAACCACTATGAATTTTGGGGTAACTGCTCTGAACCATTTCAATTTCTAGCATTCTGTTTTGAATGGAGAGAATTTGTTAAACAAGGAATGACGGATAAATTTGTAACTTATTTACCTTGTTATTCAGACTGTACTAATTCTGGATTACAAATATTCTCTGGTCTCTTAGCAGATGAAAGAGGTGGTAAAGCTACAAACCTAGTTCCTGGTGATGCTCCTGCTGATGTTTATAGAGAAGTTGCAGAAGCTACGCTTGAATTACTAAAGGCAGAGCCTGATAGTGTAGTTAAAGATATGTGGTTAGAGTATGGTATTGATAGATATACCACTAAAAAAGTAACCATGTGTATTGTCTACGGATTAACTAAATTTAAGTGTAGGCAATATATTCAAGACCATCTTGATGAGAATGAAGAGGATGGAAAAGAAAATCCTTTTTCTACAGATAGAAATAAAAAAGAAGGAGTGCCTACATCATTTAAAGCATCTCATTATTTATCTAATTTAGTTTGGAAAGCTTTGGATGAAGTTATTTCTAAAGCTAAAACTACTATGGTTTGGCTCCAGGAAATATCAAAACTTGTAGCAGAAAATAATCTACCAGTGACCTGGACTACACCTACTGGATTTTTAGTTCAGATGATTTGTCCTCAAATGGAAACTAAAAGGATAAGCACAAACATGGGTGAAAAGATATGGAGGCCTAAGTTAAACAAATATGTAGATGATGTTAAGAAAACGACCATCCAGGTAGAAACAAAAAACATCGACTCTAAAAAAATGGCTAACTCAATAGCTCCATGTTTTGTTCATTCACTTGATGGTGCACTATTGCAAAGAGCTGTATGTAAAGCTCATGAAGCAGGTGTAAGAGACTTTGCTGTTATCCATGATAGCTTTGGTGTCTTAGCTCCAGATGTAATTCAAATGAATAATTCTTTGAGAGAAGCTTTTGTAAGTATATTTCATAACAATACTCTCTTGGAAGATTTCAAAAAAGAAATCCATCTACAAGTGCATAAAGATAGCAGACATAAAATTCCTGAGGTTCCAGAAAAAGGAAACCTGGATGTGTCTAAAGTCTTAGATAGTGATTACTTTTGTTCATAACACTACGCTAGCGTTTACAAAAGGACACTCTAGATGAAAGCAGAAGCTAACCATCAAATAACAACCAAAGACCAGGAGGGTCTAATATGCAAATAGCAAAAAAATATACCTCTCCTTTTGGGAAAGCTATTTATCCTCATTTAAATAAGGCTGATGTCAGATTTAAAGCTGAGGGTGAATTTAAAGTAGACCTAGAAGTTGAAGGTGCTGAAGCAGATGAATTAAAATTATTAATTAATCATTTGCAAGAAGAGAGCGTTAAACAAGCTCAAGAAAAAACAGGTGGTAAAAAGAGTATTAAAAAAGCTCAACTACCTTTTAAAGAAGAAGATGGGAAAACTATCTTCAAGTTTAAAATGAAAGCCAGTGGAACCAATGGTAAAACTGGTGACACATTTAAACAAAGACCAGCTTTATTTGATAATGAGCTAAAACCAATTAATCCTTCAGATGTAAGTATCTGGGGTGGTTCAACTCTAAGAGTAAGTTGGAAGCCATTGCTTTGGTTTACACCAATGCTTGGCGCTGGAGTAAGTTTAAAACTTCAATCAGTACAAGTAAAAGATTTAGTAGAAGGTACATCATCAGGCGGTTCAGATGCGTTTGAAAAAGTTGATGGTGATGCATCTACAAAAAATACCTCCAACACAAATGGCAATGAAGAAGAAGTATCCGAAGAAGACGGTGACTTCTAAATTCAAGTCAAAGCTTGAGGAAGATTTCAATAAATTTTTAATTAATCAAAAAATTAATTTTGGTTATGAAGATTTTAAAGTGTCTTTCCTCAAGCCAGAAAAGGCCTCCTATTACAAGCCTGACTTTCATTGTCCTACCAATACATCAAGAATACTTTTGGAAACAAAAGGACAATTCTTAACTTCAGATAGACGAAAGCATTTATACATCAAAGAACAATATCCTGACCTGGATATTAGATTTGTATTCAGCAATGCTCAAAACAAAATAGGAAAAAAATCAAAAACAACTTATGCAAAATGGTGTGAGATTAAAGGTTTCAAATACCACTGCATAAAAACCACAGGAAAATTTTTACCAAAAGAATGGGTGAAAGAAATTTTAACTAAACAGAATATGGATAAATTTTATGAGTAGATTAAAAACAGATTATATAATTATACATTGTTCAGCGACTAGACCATCACAAGATATTGGTTTTGAAGAAATCAATAAGTGGCATAGGCAACGTGGCTGGAATGGATGTGGCTATCATTTTATTATTAGACGTAATGGAATTATAGAAGATGGTAGACCAACTGATGCTGTAGGTTCACACTGTAGAGGCCGCAATCATAATTCAATAGGAATATGTATGGTTGGTGGTGTTACTCAAGATGACCATACAAAAGCTGAAGATAATTTTGAAGGGGAACAATGGGAAAGTTTAAAAACTTTAATCTATGAACTTCACGAAAAATATCCTGATGCAAAAATAAAAGGTCACTATCATTTTAATGAAGATAAAGATTGTCCAAGTTTTGATGTAGATGAGTGGGCAAAAATAGAATGTGATTGGATTGAAGGTGACTTAATTCCTGGTGATGAAGGTTATGTTGAACCAGGAGAATAATTCAGATTTTATTAGACATGAGCCGTGTAACAATTGTGGTTCTAAAGATAACTTAGCAAGATATTCTGACGGACATGCTTACTGCTTTGGCTGTAAATATTATGAGCCATCAGTTGAAGCTCCAGAATTTGTAAATACGAAAGAGGCAACAGATATGATTTCAGGAGAAATCAAAGATTTAATTAAAAGACAAATTAATGCTGAGACCTGTAAATTTTTTAATTACCAGGTAGCAGAATACAATGGAAAAAAAGTTCATATAGCTCCTTACTATGATGAAAAGTACAACATCGTTGCACAACACATTCGCTTTCCAGATAAGAAATTTATCTGGCTTGGCGATGTGGAAAAAGTAAATCTATTTGGTCAACACAAGTGGAAGGGTAATCAAAAGATGATTACTATTACTGAAGGTGAAGTAGATGCAATGTCTGTATCACAAGT